TTTCTAAAGTACCAGAGAATGATGTTCTACCACTAACAAATGATTTAGTTGCATCTGTTAAAGCTGTATCCTCTACTACATCTCCTGTTGTTTCAAGTGTGAATGATGTTAGTTCCCCAACAGCAGTTCCACCAGCTGTTACAACTCCTTCTTTTCCGTGATGTGTTGCCATGTCTTTTTATCCTTGTTAGATTTTGGTTTATTTTCTTTTTCTTGCTTATAGCCTAGTCTTAAAAAATGTTCAAGGTTAGATTCATTTATAATGATCTCTGAATTACCTTTATATAATTTAATATCTTTAGCCATAATGCTCTTTTATTAGTTTTCTTCTTCTTCGTCAAGTTCATTGAACTCATCTAGTTCAGGAAAATCTTCTATACTTTCGCCATCTTTATAGTTATCTATTTTTTTTCTACAATCCATAATCATTAAAGAAATTTCATCTACTAGCTTTTCAACATCATCTAATTTGTTTTCTAGCTTGTCTATTAATTGATCTGCTTTAGCCATTATGGTGTTCCTGATTGAAATTCATACATACATCTAATTGTCATTCTAATGCCACCAACTGGAAATAAACTACCCTCGTCAGTTTCTACTTGAACAACTTCCGAATCAAGTGCATTACCATTTCTAGTAATATCAGTTTCAATTGCAGTTTCAATAGCTGTAATTAACTCGTTTCTTTTTGTATCTATATTAGCCTCTGCACCTTTAACAAAACCTAATATAACGAAATCAATAGTACCATGTCTTGTTTTTGCACCACTCCCTAATTCACTATCATCTCTATTTTCTTCTGATGTTTGTACTATTACTGCTGGGTATTGTTGTTCAGATAATTCATCTAATATAAAAGGTTGTCTAGTAGCTTTTTTAATTGTTGGACTAGATATAGCAGATATAACTGACAATAAATTAGATGCTATGTTTTCTCTTACACTCATAATCTTGATCTCCTAAATTCCTTTGCAACAAATCTGTTAAATTGTTTTCTTATTATATTAGCTGTTCTATCATTAAATCCAAAAAATTCCCTCTTATTTTTACCTAATACTTGATTAAATAATGCTCTTTGAAGCATTTGAGAATTACTAAATCCTAATGTAATTTTATTTGTTCCTGTTTTTTTTACTGTTCTTGAGCCAGGTGTTAAAGCACCTAACATACGACCTGAATAAAATAAATCTACTTTAGTTGATTTACCCTCTTTTTGTAATTTTTTTAAATAGCCTGCAGAATATGGAAGAAAAGGTCTATCTCTAAAATCAATGCCTTTTGAGGTTTTAGTTCTTATAATATCTAATAATTGGAAGCCAGCTTGTAATACACCTTTTTCAATTATGCTTTTAAATTTTCTTTGTATTCTTGCATATCTTTTTTTTATTAAATCTGCATTTGTTTTGATTTTTAAATCAATGGTCATTATCTAGTCAATCTTCTAAACCCATGTAATGGCTCTCTCTCATTGGATACGATAGTTCCATCAGAATCTACATCATACTCAACACCATCTTCTAATATCATTCTCCATTCAATATTATATTGGCTCATGTAATATTCTTGCATTCTTTCAAATCTATCTTTTTCTGTTTCTGGTCTAAATTTAGTTAATGCTGGTAAATAGAATCTTCCAAGAAATAAATAAACACCAGCTCTTTCAAATTGGTCTAAATTTACTTTTGTATTAACCATTTCAGCAGTATTTAAAACTGTTATATCTGTGAATATATTTGTTTTATATACAGGCCACCATTCTACTCTTAATGCTCTAAAAATATCATTAGTAGTTTGTGCAAAAAAATTAACTGCTTCTGTATCAGTTGAAGCTATACCAAAATCAAAAGCATCTGGTTGATATTTAGTTACATCTCCAGCAACGATTACATCTGCACCTGTATAATTAGCCATAATTTATTTCCAAATTAAATAAGCAATTATTAACACTAAAGGGATAGAGTACATTGGATTATTAATGCTTTTTCTCCAAACCCATTTTGACCATTTTCTTGTTTGTTTAATTATCCATTTGTTCATCTTTTTTCTTCCTTGTTTTTCTTTTCTTTTTTAAAGGTACTACATTTTCTGCAACAACCTCTTTAGCTTCTTTTACATTATCTTGAACAACATTAAAACCTTTAAAATCCCATTTAGCTTTATTGTCTTGATATTGTTTTACAGTTCTTTCTATAATTTTGTCGCCTTTTTGTAATTTAACAGTAGGCTGTTTTTCTTGTACTATTTTAACCATTATATCTCCTTAGTTTAATGCGAGGGCAGTTTCCCACCCTCACAAAGTATTCAATTATTATTGAATTGATGAATCGTGATGTAGTTCAACACCATATGAATCATGGATTTCTCCAACACCATATACTGATGTAGCTACAATCTCGTCAGCTCTTAGAGAAGCATCTCTTTGAGTTTCGATTTTCACATCTTGCATCATAGCGATTGCTAAAGCATCTCTGTGCATAGCACCACCTTTATAGTCCCCAGCAGTACCTGTGTTAGCTATATTTGAAGTTTCAAATACAGGCATACCAGCTAATCTACCAACGAAGCCTGATCTTAATGCCTCATTTGCTAAATCATTTGCATTTGCGTTTGCGAATGTATTAGTCAAACCAGCTTTAAGGTCATAAGCAATTTTTGGGTGTAACACTACTGCACACTCATCAATGTTAAGAGCATTTTCTCTTAAAGTTGAAAGAGCATTAAAGATAGTTGCAGAATTAATTGCAGTTGTACCATCTCCTAATGTAGTTGAAAAGCCATCAAACAATGCAGTTAAATCTGCGTCTTGTTTTCTTGCTAGTGCTTCTCCAAACAATTTACCAATATCTCCAGCTACATTTCTTGGAGCAGAGTTTCTTGCTAAATCAGTTAGAGTAGTCATAACACCAACCTCAGAAGCAGTAATAGTTACTGAACTAGGGTCAATTGCTGTGTTAGATAAGTCAGTTGCTTCTGCTACTGCTGATGCTGATACTTGCGCATAAACAGGAACTTCAACTGCTTTTCCACCACCTGTGATAGCATAGTTTTTAACTAAGTTTCTCATGATGGATTTTTCAGAAGCTACAAATTGTGCTTCTGCTACTATCTCTGTGTATAGTTCCGATAGTGTAGAACTTGTGCTTTCGTTTGCCATGTTATTACCTATTAAGTTTATTTATTATTAAAGTTAATCTCAACAGCACCTGAATCTCGTTTCTTCCTATAATCTGCATAGGCTTTACGATCTTCTGGTTTTGTTAAGTCCAAGTCCTGTAGATTAAAAGGTTTAACAGTTTTACCACCAATAGCACTCTGGCTTCCTGAACCAGACAACGACCCTTGACGGAAATGTGGGTTGCTATCTAAAAACTCCTTAACACGATCTTCAATTGTAAGTAGTTCTCCTTGTGGGTTATATCGTACATTAGAATTATTATCAACTACTTCTATACGACCATCATCTGTGTACTTAACTTCATCTTTTAGTAAAGCAACAACTTGTGCTGGGCTAATAGCTTTATTAGAAGATGCAACAGATAGTATTGAATTATCAACCTTTTCTTTTTTAATTTGATTTTTATATCTTAAAAGTTCTTGTTCTTTTTCAGATAGTCTTTCTTGCATAATCTTTTCTAAGTCTTGCTTAGTCTTAGCTTCTTTTAATTGTTCTTGTTTTAAAATTTCTTGTTTTTGCTTTTCTTCTTCTTGAAGTTTTTTTTCGTATTTAGATTTTTCAGCTTCAAGTCTTGTTTTAATTATGTTGTCTAATTGTTCTTGGGTAAAAGTATTTTGTTTTGTTTCTTCTACTTTTACTTCTTCTTTTGGTGTTTCAGTTGCTACTTCTGGTGCAACATTTGTTTTTTCTTCGGACATTTGTTCTCCTATTGTTATATTATTAGTTCGCCATTACTGTCATACCAATCTGGATTGACATATGACCATTGATGCCGACAATTATAACCACCACGAACAACTAAAGGATTTCCAGACTTCTTGCCTTTCCAACTTTCCCTTGCCCATAGTTCATTGACTTCATCAATTGTGAAAAGTCCACTTTTCCTCTTATCATATACCCCACTAATTACATTTCTGCAAATCTTTCTAGTAGTAGGTATTATATCCCCATAATATTTAACATAAGTTAATCCAGCATCATTTGACTTATTAAAATTAAGGGTTGCGTCAAAATCTCTCAAGGAATCATTTAAAATCTGTCCAGCATACCTTTTCATGTTCTCCCCAGCACGATCTCTAGCAAATTTAGATTGTAATGTTTGTATTGATTTATCTACTAAAGCTTTTTTAGATTTATCAAATTTATTTTCATTTATATAGTCTATAAGTCTTTGTGCTTCTGGGTCATCTGCACTAGCATAAATACCATTAATGGTTTGTCTTAGTTCCTTTTCTAATACTGCAAAATCACTACCAACAAGAGTGTTTTGATAAACCTTTTCTGATAATCTTCTTGTAAATGTATTAGATACATCTTTAAATTGTGTAAAATATTGTTGTTTTAAATTTTGTACTAATGCTAGATCGCCCTTTGTTAATTCTTGAAACTCGGGTGGTATATTACCAATTAACTTAAAAGCTTTTTCAATTCGTTTAGCTTGTTTATTAAAACCCTCTCTAACAACTGTATCTGACCATGCTAAATATTCTTTTTCTAAAATAAATTTTATTCTTGGTCTTATTGCTATAGCTGATTGTAATTCAATTAATTTTCCATCTTGTGTAGGAAGTCTATTAGCTAATGAAATAACTTCTCGTTCTATTCTATCTAATGTAGCTATTAAAGTTTTATAATATTTAGCTTCTGCTAATTCAATTTGCTTGATACGATATTCTGTAGCTTCTTTGACTATATCTGACATTCATTAAATTTCTTCTTCTTCCACTTCTTGATCTTCTTGTTGTGGCTCGTCTTGTGTAAATTCTCCTACTTCTGATTTAACATCTATCTCATCAAAAATATCATTTAATTTTTCATCATCATCAACTACTGCTCTTGCTATTTCTTTGTCAATTTCTTTTGATAATGTAGGAGATTGAACACCAATAGCTTTTGCTTGTTGGTAGAACATAAGGTCAGTAGCATAATCTCTAATATTGAAACTATCAGGATAATTAATTTCTCCATCAAATGTAGTATCTTGAAATAAAGCATATAATCTAAATAGTTGTTCTTCTGCTATTTGTAAGTTGTCAGCTTTCTCAGATAGTCTAGCATTTAATAATTCAAATTCTGTTTGTAAAGCTACACCAGAAGTAATCCCTGTCTTTTCAGTTCTTACTGCTCCTGTATGTGCTATTCTATTTATAGATTGAACTTTATTATTAATTGAATCCATAATAGCTTGTAAGTTTTGACCAGATGGTTGTAATAGATATGGTTTTAAATTAGGTTCCATTTCATCAGGCATTTCTATAACTGCTCCAGCACCAGCACTAGCATTAACACTAGGAGTTTTTACTAATGATGGGTGGTTAGTTAATCTAATTAGTTGTTCCATTTCAGAATACTCATTATAAATAGATTTTTGTAAATCAGCTATGTCAGTTAAATCAGATTGGCCAATTCCTCTTTTATGAGATTTAGAATTGTACAAAATAACTGCTGGTATTTTACCAATCATATTAGGTGCAGAATCTATCAATCTAGGTTCTTCTCTTTCAGCCATGTAAATAGTATCTATTCTATCAGGATACCAAATTCTCATATAAGTACCACCCTCTCTATCTACTTCTTCTCTAATCTTTAAATAGTTAAGTTCGTACTTACCATTAACTTGTCTTTGAAAGTTCCAATCTAAAACATTCTCTGGAGTAACGATTGATAAGTATGGTCTAATATCTTGATCTAATTCTTCTGCTCTAGTGTTTGTAGTTACATTTGGTTTATCTAACACTAAAAAACAATGACCATAAATAGATGCATAGTTTTGTGCTTGTTTAATTACAGAGTTTAAATTATTACCTTCAAGATCAGCATCTTTTAAAAATGATTCTAAACTAGGTTCATCTTGCATATCGCCAAAATCTCTACTTGGTCTTACTCTAAATAAAAATGATGAATAAATTTGTATGATATTTTTACAATGATTATCGCATGGAGTATTAGCCAATCTTTGGTTAAATTCGTTGTCTAATTCAAGGTTGTATCTATTAAGATATTGACCAATCATATAGTCGTACCCACCATTATACGATCTTATATAATACTCCCAATTATTTATAGTTTCTGAATAGTCTTTGTGAGTGTCTAATGCTTGATCTCTTGTGTATGCCATACTATTTTATTGCCCATCTTGTTGGTCTAGAAAATACTGCCTGAGTTGTAAGAGGTTTTAAAAAATCTACCATGTAGCCTATTGCGTCATTCATGTGATCAAAGCCATCTTCCTTATCAGGAATATTCGTATTCTCCTTGTAAATTTGTCGTTGCAATCCTTTTACAATAGTTTTACACGATTGTGAAACAAAAATATGCCTATTACCATTAGAATCTTTTAGTTTGCTATTAACAGCATTTATCCTATCTCGGATAGCTGGGTGCTTTAATTTACATTTAACTTTAAATCCAGCATTTTGTAATATGCTTAAATCAGTTCTACCACCAGCAGAAGTTTTTCTTTGTCTAGAAGCTGGGTCTGGGTAAATAAAAATAGGTATTTTAGTTCCATATCTATTTCTAATTTCTTCTACCATTTCATCAGTATTGCTTGAATAAATTATTACTTCATCTAAAAAATATATTTTATCTTTTTCTATTTGTCCTACACAAGCACTCATTGGATCCACATTAAAGTCCATGCCAATATGTAATGGCTTTGTCCAATCTATTTGTTTATCTACTACACTTTCTACAGGGTGGAAGTTATAATAAACGCTTCCAGCATAGTTCTCAAATGTACCCTCAAACTCTTGTCTAAAAGTTCTAATGTCAATATCTTGTTTAGCTTGCTCTATTTCTTCTTTTGATACCATTCCACCTTGCAAGGTAGTAAATTGAAATGAATCCCACTCCTTGTCGCCCTGTTGCCCTTTAAGGTACATTCTATAAGACCAATTACCATAGCCCTTTGGCGAACCACACATTAGTACATCTCCCTCAGTATCAGATACAGATGCTCTTAATACCTCTGTCCAAGCCTTTTCCTCAATGTCAGCAAATTCGTCTAATATTAAAAAGTCTAATCCAACTCCCCTCAAGCTATCATAAGCATCACAACCTTTTAATGATATTTTACTGCCTGTTTTTTTAATTGTTATAGTCATATTAGATTCATTAATGTTTTCTATCCAATTAAATTGAGAAAGCATATCTTTAAGGTTTGACCACACAATTTCTTTAGCCATTTTAAATGTAGGTGCTACATACCAGATTTTTTTGTTTATTTGAGTGGCATACTTCATCATTTCAGTAATACATAAATAGGTTTTACCAAATCTACGACCTGATACTAATACTCTAAATCTTTTATTGCTTGATGAAACTTTATGCTGGGGTTTTGTTAGAGTTATGTTCATTACAAAAGTAAGATATATATAATTTTTCTTTGTTAAATCTTTCTGAATAATTTTCTGTAGTTATTATAGTAATCTCTGCACCACCCTTAACACATTCTGTCCATGAATTAAAATCTTTTTGTACTACTGTGGGGTTTTGGCAATATCCTGTAATTGCAGAGCATAGAGAGAATACCAAAATAAATTTCATTGTTTAGACACTATCTTTTTAATAGACTTACTGCCATCTATATTTTCTTCTAATTCAGCTTGTACTTTTCCACACTTATATTCAATATTATTTCCTGTGTTTGTTCTTTCAGCAATTCTTTTACCTTTTAAGCAATCTGACATTTTCTCTTGGATTCTATGTTCTTGTAGTTCTCCAGCAACAAACATACACAATGCAACCACACTACTAATAATTGTTTCCATTTTGTCTTACCTTATCTTTTAAATGCTCAACATCATCTAATGCTTTATCTAATTGATCTCTTAAAAATTGTATATTAACTTTATTAGTCATGTTTTGTTCTTGAGTTAATTCTAATTTTTCTGTTGTCTTATATAAATCTTCTATCAACATATATTGTTCTTGATCAGTTGGTAGTTGCTCAGATTTTTTAAGTAGATCAGCTTGGAATAATTCTCTTGATGTCTCTAAACTTGTAAGTCTGGCTGTAACTTCTGTATATGCAAAGACACCCATAGCAACAGCAATAACAATTCCAACCATGTTTTTAATTGGCATAGCAACAGATGTATTGTCAGATATTTTCATAATGGTTTCACACATAAGGCGAGAAATACAAAACCTAAGATCAACATTCCTGTAAAATAATAGTTCATAATCCTACCCA